TAAAGAAGCAGCTTATACATGGCTTCGAGAAAACGGCCTGGGTGATCTTATTAAAAATGAGATTACAGTTTCCTTTGGTCGTAACGAAGATAACAAGGCATCGCAATATGCGATCCTTGCTAAGGGTCAAGGGTTTGAACCTGTCCAGAAATTAAAGGTTGAACCAATGACACTTAAAGCATTGGTCAGAGAGCGTCTGGAATCTGGACAAGAGATGCCCTCTGATCTATTTAATGTGTTCGCAGGAAACAGGACAAAAGTAACGAGGAGTAAATAAACATGAACCAAGTAGCAGAGAAAAAGTCTGCAGGTCTTCCAGCTAATATGTTTGAAGATGATGCAGCAAAAGGTTTAGGTGCAATAGGTCAAGAAGATCTTGCCTTACCTTTTTTAAAAATCCTTGGACAACTTTCACCAGAAGTTAATAAACGTGATGGTAAGTATGTCGAAGGTGCAGAACCAGGAATGATATTCAATTCTGTTTCTGGAGAACTCTATGATGGAGTGAAAGGTATTGATGTAATACCATGCTTTTATAAGTTGGAGTACATCGAATGGAAAGATAGAGGAGAAGGTCTAGGTGCACCAGTTGCAATCTATGATTCATCTTCTGATATCATGTCCAAGACAACACCAGATGCAAACTACAAAGATAGATTACCAAACGGTAATTATATTGAGAAGACTGCATCTCACTTTGTTATAGTGTCGGGAGATAGTCCATCGACAGCATTGATCTCTATGAAATCTACTCAATTAAAAATTAGCAGAAAGTGGAACTCAATGATGTCTGGTATTAAGATGAAGGGTGCAAACGGAATGTTTACACCGGCATCTTTCAGCCACATTTACAAATTAAAAACTACCCAAATGTCAAACGATAAAGGCACATGGTTTGGTTGGGAAGTTAGTAAAGTTGGCCCAGTAACTGACAAAGGTCTTTACGATCAAGCTAAAGGTTTTAGTGAAAATATTTCTAAAGGAAGTGTTAAAGCTAAACATGGCGAAGATAAACCAAAGGACCAAGCTAGCATTATATAATTCCTTCGGGATATGTGCACAGTGTGGGCCGAAAGCGAGAGTGGACGGCCCACATAGACAGTTATTATGGAAAGATACATAGAATATTTTAACGGATACAGGAATGCCTATGGTGTAGCTGACTTCAGTCACCAGGATTCTAAAATAGATCCTGAGACAGGTAAAAAGAAACCTGTCTACAGGTGGAACTTTGAAGAACTCACACAAGATATTTATCAACAACATTTAGATGGTAAATTATCTATTGGTATACAACCATGCACAGAAGATTCAGAAGTTAGATTTGGCGTCATAGATATAGATCCAAAAGATTATGCTGATTTTAATAAAAAAGATTACATAGACATCATACAACAATACGAATTACCTTTACTACCAGTCGAATCTAAGAGTGGTGGTCTACATTTATTTTTATTTATGGATACATTTACAGATTCTAAAACTGTAAAATCTTTTCTTACAAATTTATTATCTTTGTTTGGACTCAAACAAGATACAGAAATATTTCCAAAACAAACACAGCTAACAAAAGATAGTGAGACAGGTCAACTACGACCAGGACAGTTTATAAATTTACCATACTTTGGGGAGGAACGTAAAGCTTTGAACGTCGATGGTACGACGTTTACACTAGATCAGTTTATGAAAGTGATCAGTGCAAACCTGGTTACAAAAGAAAGACTGAAAGGAATTACAGAAGAGATAGAAACAAAAAGTATGGAAGGTGTGGACGAAGAGTTTACAGAAGGTCCACCATGTCTAGCAGCAATATCTAAATTATCTAAGAATGAAAACTTTGATGGCAAGGATAGGTTTATGTACAACTATCATGTCATGGTTAAGATGAAATACCCAGACAATTGGCAACAAAAAGTTATGAATGCACCAGTAAAATATTTTGCTGGCGTACATGCAAATGCGTGGGATCAAAAGTTTTTAAATCAAAAAGTAAAATCATGGAACAGAAGTTCTAAAGGATATACCTGTACACAAAGTCCACTAAGTGAGAATTGTAAAAAAGGTATTTGTGTTAAGAAAAAGTTTGGAGTCTTAGCAGGATCAAAAGGTTCTTATCCTGTGTTAACAAATCTAAAGAAGATAGATTTAGATCCAGAACCTGAGTACGAGTTTGATGTAACAAAACCTGATGGTATCGGTACAGCGACAGTGCACTGTAGGAATGTAGAACACTTAAATGATCAACGTAAAAGACGTAACTCAATATCAAAAGCTGCAGGATTCTTACCACCACTAATCAAGAACGATGAAGAGCAAGCTGTGATGGATGCACTTTATCAAACACAAAAGATTGTACAGCCACCGGTAGGTACATCACCAAAAGAAAAATTACATGATGTTATACATGCAAAGATACATGGACCAAAAGCTACAAGCGATGCTGCGTTTAAAACTGGAGCTGTGTTGATGGAAGGCGAGTATGCTTTCTTTAAGTTTGATAAATTTTATGACAAACTAAAAGCAAAGAATTGGAAGTATAGTGAAGATAAAACAGGACGTATGATGCAGGTGTTATATCAAGAATGTGAGATAGAATTTTTAGAACAAAAAAGGTTTCCATCAAAGAAAGCTGGTGAATATAATTCATCAACGAAAAATATTATACAAATAAACGTAAAAACATTTGAAGAGGTGCCTATCCACCACACACCGACAAAACATAAGACGGATATAATATGATTAGTAGAAAATTATTCGGTCCTCCAGGAACAGGGAAAACAACAAAGCTATTGAAATATGTTAAAACATTTTTAAAACTAGGAACACCTATTGATAAAATAGGATACTTTGCTTTTACTACCAAAGCTGCAAACGAAGCTATCGATAGAATGTTAGATGCATATCCAAAGTATCAAAGAAAAGATCTCAAACATTTTAGAACGTTGCACTCTCTTGCTTTCAATCAATTGGGTATGAAGAAAGCTCAGGTTATGCAGGATGAACACTATGAAGACATAGGTAGACAACTAGGTATAGAGGTTACAGTCTATTCTAATGGTGAAGAGTCTACAGGTTTTATTAATTCTGATAGTGAGTATTTTAATCTAATAAACTCAGCTAGGATAAAAAATATTACGATAGAAGAAGAATACAATACGGACATGTACTCAGGAGACATGGACAAAAGGTTGTTAAAAATCATAGCTGATGAAGTAATAAATTACAAAAAATCTTACGGCCTTATAGACTTTACTGATATGATTGACAAATTTATTGTGTCAGGATTGTGTCCGAAATATGATGTAGCTTTTGTTGATGAAGCTCAAGATTTATCACCAATACAGTGGAAAATGTTCAATATTATCAAGGAAAATAGCAAATATGTTATACTAGCAGGTGATGATGATCAAGCAATTTATGGCTGGGCAGGCGCAGATGTAAAAAAATTTCAGCAAGAAATTTCAAAGAAGGACATAATTTTGCCACAATCTTACAGGGTTCCGCAAAACGTACAACATATAGCAGACAAGATATTAAAATTAATTCCAGAGGATAGACGTGTACAAAAAAATTGGAAAGCAAGAGAAGAACAAGGCACAGTAAATTATGTCTATAGTCTTGAAGATGTACCGATTGATGGAGGTAATTGGTTGGTTCTTGCAAGATACAATGATAAATTAAATAGACTCAAACCTTTTTTAAAAGAACGTGGTATTTATTTTGAGTATAAAGATCGTAAAAGTTATAAGGTAACCTTGTTTAGAACCATTCTAAACTACATACGTTGGCAAAAAGGCGAAGACTTATCTTTAGCAGAAGTAAGAGGTGTTTTAGAATATAGTCCATTGCTTATTATGGATGAGCCCACAGAAGAAAAAATGTATGATTTAGAAGAACTTGGTTTTGACAAGAAGGCACCTTGGTATGATGTGTTTACTTCTGATTATGAAGAGTGTTTATACATAAGAGAAATGTTAAGCAAAGGAGAAGAATTAAGAAAGGACCCAAGAGTAAAATTATCTACAATACATTCTGCAAAAGGTGGAGAAGCAGATAATGTATTATTGATATTAGATAATACAAAAACAATAAGAGATGCAGTTGAAAAAAGTTCTGACAAACAAGATGAGGAACATAGAGTTTGGTATGTTGGAGTAACAAGAACAAAACAAAACCTGTACATCATGGCAGCAAAAAAGGAGGATCAAGGTTATGACATCGAAAGTTTGGGATAAACAACACGGAGGATCACATTATCAAAAATATAAAATTCAACCAAGTAAGTTTGTAGTTGAGAATGAGTTGTTATATCCTGAGGGTTGTGCTATAAAATATATTATTAGACATCGTGATAAGGGAAAGAAGCAAGACATATTGAAAGCAATACATTTTTTAGAAATGATACTTGAAAGGGACTATGCCGACAAAAGCAATGGTTAAAAGAAATATTGTAATAGATAAAAAATATAGATTTCAATTAGAAATTTATTTAGGTTTAGATTGTCACGATGATATTACATGGGAAATATTTCCAGAAGACTATCATGCAGCATTGTATGCTTTTTCAAACAAAGATAAATTAAATCAAATTATAAAACAAAAACATATTTATGAAGATACCAAAGTTCGAAGCACAAACTGAGTGGGTTAAACCTACAGAGTTTCCAGACCTGCGTGATGTAGATGAAATAGCAATTGACCTGGAGACAAAAGATCCTGATCTAATTAAAAAAGGATCTGGTTCTGTTATTGGTAATGGTGAGGTTATAGGCATCGCTGTTGCTACAAAATTTTATAAAGGTTATTTTCCTATTGCACATGAGGGTGGCGGAAACATGGACAGACAAAGAGTCTTGGCATGGTTGAAAGATATACTTGAGTCACCATCAACAAAAGTTTTTCATAATGCTATCTACGATGTTTGTTGGCTACGGGCAATGGGATTCAAAATAAACGGTGACATAGCCTGCACAATGATTGCATCTGCCTTGACCGATGAGAACAGATTTCGCTATGATCTCAATAGTTTATCATGGCATTACCTGGGCTATGGTAAGAACGAGGCCGCTCTTGCAGAGGCTGCATCCGAGTGGGGCATAGATCCAAAATCAGAAATGTATAAACTACCTGCGATGCATGTTGGTGCATACGCTGAACGTGATGCTGAAGTTACATTGGGACTCTGGCAAGAAATGAAAAAAGAAATTATTAGTCAGGACCTGGAAGATATATTTGACCTGGAGTCTGATTTGTTTCCATGCCTTGTTGACATGAGATTCAAAGGTGTACGTGTAGATGTAGAACGAGCTCACGCAATGAAAAAAGAATTTGTAACAAAAGAAAAAGAATTACTGCACAAGATAAAAGGTGAGACAAATATTGATACACAAATTTGGGCAGCTAGATCTATTGCAAATGTATTTGATATGTTGAGATTAGAATATCCGACAACAGATAAAACAGGTGCACCATCATTTACAAAAAACTTTTTACAAGAACATAGTCATCCTGTTGTTAAGATGATTGCACAAGCAAGAGAGATTAACAAAGCACACACAACATTTTTAGATTCTATTCTTAGATACGAGCATAAGGGTAGAATACACGCTGAGATAAACCAACTCAGATCACAAACCGGGGGCACGGTAACTGGTAGGTTTTCCTACCAGAATCCTAATCTACAGCAGATACCTGCTAGAAATAAAGATCTTGGACCTAAGATAAGGTCATTATTTATACCCGAGGAGGGCCATACATGGGGTTGTTTTGACTATTCTCAGCAAGAGCCTAGGTTGGTAGTGCATTATGCGTCTTTGTACAAATTACCGTCTGTATATGACGTTGTAGATGCATATACAAATGACTCTAGCTCAGACTTTCACCAGACTGTAGCAGATATGGCAGATATACCTAGGTCCCAGGCTAAAACAATTAACCTAGGATTATTTTATGGTATGGGTAAAGCTAAACTTCAGGCAGAGCTAGGTGTAACAAAAGAAAAAGCAGCAGAATTATTTAATACGTATCACTCACGTGTACCATTCGTAAAACAATTGATGGAGAAAGCATCGAACAGAGCACAGGATCGTGGTCAGATACGAACACTGCTGGGTAGACTGTGCAGGTTTCATCTATGGGAA